ATATTTAGGACTACCTGTATCTGTATTAGCAGATACATATTCATTTAAAAATGTCTGATCCTTTTTTTGTAACCAAACATTAGCCCCTGTAATAGCTGAAGTTGATGTATAAACCTGTATACCACGAGTAAATAAACATCCTGCGGGACAATTTATATATTGTTGTCCTGCAACTAGATTTCCAGATTGTTGTTTTCTATCTGCATCAATAGGACAGTCTCTTATAAGTCTATATTCTGCATTTTCTATAAATCTACCTAGAACAGCACCACTAAAAACAGTACTGTCTACTTCAGTATAACTTCTAATATCAGCTTCTAATGCTGAAAGTGTATATCCTGCCATTATGCTTCTATAGTTACCGGTCCAACGGACACTGGATAACCACCTCCTTCTATTCCACCTGTTGTAGCTGTATCAGTATTTACAACAAAATAAAACCAATCTGTTGTAAAATCTGTATCTCTCGCACCAGAAACATATTTTCCTGTAGTAATAGCATAACCTGCTGCTAAAGAAATTTTAGCTCCTGTAATTCCATCAAAAGTAGGTGGATCTGTATAATCTCCTCCTGTAGTTGGCATTCCTCTAAATCTATAAGTACTTCCATTTGTTAAACCATGATTTGGTACATTAACATTTATATAAGATGAACCAGATGCATAAGTTGTAAAAGGATTAGGAGGCATTAACTGTGTAACAGCTGGTGCTGTACGTGCTGGTCTTACTCTTTGTAATCCTTGTGGATCAGCTATAATAGGTCTAGGACTTATTTGAGGTTGTTTAGGTTCAAACTCTGAATAATGAACCCAGGCTCCTGTCCATTCCTTCACCATTTCTAAATAAGGAAATTGCATTCCAGATCTATCTGAAATTGCTATTGCGTATTTACCTGATGCAAATCTAGCCATTATTTTTTCCTTCCTCTTTTCGTAAGTTTTGTACCTTTAGTTTTTCTAACTTCGTCACCAAATTTTCTTGATGATTTAAAAGACATACTAATCATTCTATCTGTTATTTTATCATCCATTTCTTTTTCAAATGCTTTATCTCTTTTTTTGACAAATTTTGGGTTCATTTTTTCAAATAATTTATCCTTTGCTTTTAAATAATTTGCTCTATGTTTATATGTTTTACCACCAACTGTCATAGATTGTTTAATTGGAGCTGCAGATGTTCCTTTGGGTAGTGTAAATTCTTGGTCATAGCCAGGTTTTACTTTTTTTGTTTTTATTGGATATCCACCACCTTTTTCAAAACCTACACGTCCGCCTTTTAAAAGTGGACTTCTCCCTTTGATTGAAATATCACCCATTATACACTCGGAAAGTAAGTTTTAGGGGTTATATAAGTACTCGCAGCAGAACCATCTTCTGCTAAAGCTCTCGCCAATTCATCTTCATAATAAAGTTTCATTTGTTGAGAAAGTTGTGGATTATATTTTTGACTTAAATAAAAAGCTAATCCTGCAGACATACATGGAACAAAACGATAAGGAAGATCTGTTGCATCTGTATAAGTAGAATCTGCATCTTGAATTCTTTTAACAAAATAAATATGAGCATTTTTAGATGCTGCTGTAGAATCTGGAGTTGGATAAAAAGTAATGGTTGTTTTATCAATTAATCTTTGAACCCAAAATTGATTAGGGGTTCCTTTTGATAATTTATTAGCTAAAGCTGAGTAAGTAGATCTATCAACTTTTGTCATTGATGCATCTGATTCGGTAGTGGTGCCTAAATTTTGTCTATAAGTACATTCTAATATATCAGCTAAACCATAAGTAGATGATCCACTTGTTCCTCCAGTAGTAGTTGCACTAGTTCCATCTGAACTTGCTCTATAAAAATCATAGGTAGCTTGACCTTCAACAAGATCTATATTGGTATCACCTACTTCCCAAAAATGAATTCCCCTATTTCCCCATTCTTGAAAAAGAATATTTAAAGATCTTCTAGCTGTTTTTAATTGATATCCTGATGTTCCTTGTAAACCTATTCGTTCATAAGCTTCTTCAATAACATCATCGACTGCAAAATTTTTATCAAAAACAACTGTACCGGAAGTAGTATTAGCCATTTAGCCTCCTATCCGTAATAAGCAGTAAATGAATCTATAGCTGATAATGTTACATAAGCAGCAGTGCCAAAATAAACTCCATTGCCACCGAAATTAAAATTTAAAGTATCGTTGCTTGCACTTCCACCTTTAAGATGAATTTTAATATCACCACTCGCAGAAGTGGCATCGTGAATAGTTATTTCACCATCTGCTCCAGTTAAGTGTGCATTCAAACTTATAATTCTAATTGGTCCCAGGTTCGTAGCTGATCCCCCTATATACCCTTGCAATCTTCCTGTGCCTGTAAGCTCTATTGAAGCTTTAACATCATTTAAATATGTACCCATAATTTTCTCCTAATTTGTAAGCTCCCGAAGGAGCTCACATTTTATTTATTAAACCGCTGCGCTAAAACAAGTAGCGGGTGTTCCAGTACATCCCGTATGGACGGAAACCGACCATAGACCTGTACCAATAACTGTGCAAACTATTTTTGCATAAGTTACACCGCCTGTATCAGTACCATTTAAAGTAATAGTGTCTGATGCTGCTACTGTCTCAAATCCAACAACATTATCGGATGAGTCATCAATATAGAATGCCCCTCCACTCATAACGTCAGTTGAATTCGCAACTTGTACAACTAAATCTCCAGTTTTCGTAATGGAATTTATGATAGTAAAAGTCGCACCAACATTGTTTGCATTATTTAAATCTGGGCCTGGTCCTGCAACTCCAGAATCAGCAGTTGCATTAACTGCTGGTAACGTATAAGTCACTGCTCCCGCTGCATCATTGTGTACAATTCTACCCGCATGGGTAGCAACTGTTAATGCTACAGAAGAGTCAGCGTCTATAACGTTAGCTGGACCTGTATTGTAAAATCCTTTTTTGGATATTACTGGTCCTTGAAACGTTGTATTTGCCATATTATTCTCCTAGTTTATATGATGTAGTCTCTAGGCCGTCGACTATACTCGTCTACATCAAATTAATTAATTGTATAGTGATTTATTTATACTCTATTTTTAAAAAGAGTGCAAGGTATCCCTAGGAAAAAAATTGATTTTTGATAGCGCTTAAGTGGCTATCGAAACTTCGGCCTTGGCCTTGTCTATTTTGGTTTGAAGTGTTTGTTCTTCAAACTCTTTGGCAATGATTTCTTTAACAATTTCCTGAATTTTCTTATCAATAGAGGACATATTAATATTATACTTGCCCTCCTTCAGGTGCTCCTGTTGCCACTCTAACTCCAAGGACCGTTTCGTATTGTATAGGTCTTGCGTCATTTATAACCTCCTCATAGGTTATTCTCCGGGTGTTTCTAAACATTCCCGTTGGTTCCCATTTTATACTCTTTTCTCCTAGCTTGTCAAGGATTGATTTTTCAACGGAAAGAGCATTATCCTCAGCTAAAATTTCAAATTTAGAGTGATAATCGTATGCCCAGATGTTTATGAGGAATTTTTTCATTGAATTTTCATTATATCAGTAAAATGTGGCGACATTAAGGCGCCGCCACAAAATTAGTTTTAATTACGCACCTGGTGATGCATAGATACCTCTAGGGTCAGAACAGCCGAAACTGTATCTTTCTCTAGCTTTATATCTAACATTGCCAGTATCGAAATCGCCTTCCATTGCTGTTTTCAATGGTGCTCTATCGAAATATTTCATGCCATTTGGAACATCAGTGATAATGTACCATGCATCACTGTCAGTCACAAAGTGATTGACTCTATAACCTTGAGGAACCATCCCCATGTTTTTAAGTGCATTGATATCATTGTCTGCTGTTCCTACTCTACCTGGAGACTTAAGAAGTCTCTCAGCAGTAAATTGAAGAGCAGAAGGGATAATCATTTTCTTCCCTTGTGCTGCTATTCTTAATCCACGTTCATCAGTAAAAGCTGCAATGTCAATCATTGCTTGCTCTAATGATGTTTCGTTTAGATCTGCTGCTGTTGATAGCGTATTGCTAAATGTACCTGCAATAGTTGGGTGAGAAGCGTTTATTAAAGAAACTCCATCACCTGTTTTGAAGGTAGCTACTGCGGGTAGACCATTATTTAATGGTGCTGCCCCTTTCACTTGTTTAGCATTAGCCATAGATCTCGCCAAAGCTTTTGTATAACGCGAAGAAATTCTGTCATAGAGGTTGTCCTCCATAGCTTCTTCCGTTATAGCAAATGCCAAAGCTACTGTCTCATGAGTATAACGTGCAGTGAAAGTTTCTTGAGCTTCATCGTATGAAACTCCAGCACCTTCTGACTTCACGTCAGCATTAGCGAATCCAGATAACATTACTTCCTCTTCGAAAGCTCTATCACTAGACTCTGTTGCGTATATTTCGGATGACTCATTGTCATACCGTTTGTATTCCAGCCCAAATAGTGCATTTAGGCCTGGTTCTAGTTCTTTAACTAGCTGTGCTCGTGATATTGCCATGTCTATATGCTCCTAAGTTGTTTGAGTGACGATTTGGTTCGTGCTTTGCACAACGATGACTGAACAATAAGCAGCAGTAATATCCTCATTTTCAGGATCTTCTGCTTCTCTAATCAATCTCCATTGGTAAGTACTAGCATTAGTGCCACCAATATTCAAAGTCGTGCTTGACACGCCTGTTGCATCGGTACCACCTGTGTTAGTAAAACACTCGTAAGTTTCCATGAAACCTGCTCGTGTTACTGCCGCATCTGTAGCAACAACATATTCCTGGAAAGGATAGTCATTTACAAATGCTTGTATATCTTCACTGTTAGCTGGAGTAATCGGCTGTTCGTACCAGTTAGCCCACGTCGGTTTTTTAGTACTCGACGCGTTATAAAAGATACCATTTAACACACCTATTACAGGTCTTGT